ATGGCGTTTCAAATTCAAACTGGCTTGGATGTGTTTGTGGTTGGCACTGGTTGGGGCGCTGGCACTTGGCCTTCCTACATTAATACCACGCTAACTGACCCATTTACAGCAACTGCTACAGGTATTCAAGTCCTTACAGTTGCCCAAACAGCGCATGGCTTAACCACAGGTGATTACGTTTATTTTGTCAGTATTGCGTCTGATCCATGCGGTATAAACCGACTGATTCTTCAAAAAGCTTTCCCTGTAACAGTAACTGGCGTCAACGCCTACACCATCAACATTAGCTCCATAACAGCTTCTACAACCACATCGACTGCGGCTTCTGGTGGAACCGTTGTGGTATCTACGCCTGTAGCTCCTGTACGGGGTTGGGGCACTGCGGCTACTGTGGGTATTGGACAACAGCTACGCCTTTGGACTAACGACAACTTTGGTGAAGACTTAATTATTGCCCCACGGGGCGGTGCTATTTATTACTGGGATGCAAGCACTGGGGTTAGCGCACGGGCAGTAGAGTTAAGTACTTTGGCTTCTGGCGCAACGGTTCCTGGTACTGCCTATACCTATCAAGACTTTGTACCAAATCAAACCAACCAGATTATTGGCTCGGCAATCCAACGCTTTGTGCTTGCCTTTGGTTCAAACCCATACGACCCAACAAACCCAACCAGCACATTTGACCCCTTATTAGTACGCTGGTCAGATCAAGAAAACCCATTCTTATGGGTGCCAGACGCTACCAACCAGTCAGGTGAGTACCGCTTAAACATCGGCTCAACCATTATTATGGCTCGCTCAACTCGTCAGGAGATCTTGGTTTGGTCTGATGCGGCTATTTACTCTATGCAGTACCTAGGACCACCCTACATCTGGGGCTTCCAGTTGTTGCAGGACAACATCACAATCATGTCGCCTAATGCGGCAATAACCATTAACAACATCACCTACTGGATGGGTACGGATAAGTTCTTCATGTACTCTGGTCGTGTTGAAACCCTTCCCTGCGCTATCTGGCAGTTCATTTTTGACGACATTAACAAAGACCAAGCCTTCCAAATATTTGCTGGTTCTAACGAAGCGTATAGCGAAATATGGTGGTTCTACTGCTCTGAAAACAGTAACGTGGTAGACAGCTACATCATTTACAACTACCTTGAGCGGGTATGGTCGTACGGCACAATGAATCGCACCGCTTGGCTTGATTCTGGTTTGCGTCAATATCCAATGGCAGCCGACGGCGTTAATAACCGCATCCTGTACCACGAAGCCGCAGTTGATGACGTATCAGGGTTAACCCCAATAGCGATTGACGCTTTCATCCAGTCTTCTGACTTTGACATTGGTGATGGGCATAACTTCGGGTTTGTCTGGCGCATACTACCCGACTTAACCTTTAACGGCTCTAACGCAAACCAACCCTACGTAACAATGACGGTGCGTCCTCGTAGGAACTCTGGTGCGCCTTATGGCACTGCAGATAATCCACAAGTAGCCAGTACTCAGAACTATACAAATCAGCGTACCTATGACGTGCAAGAGTTTGATGGTCAGGTTTATACCCGCATACGGGCTCGCCAGATGAGCTTTAGGATTGAGTCCACTACCCTAGGTGTGGCTTGGCAATTAGGTAGCCCACGTATTGATATTAGGAATGATGGTCGCAGATGACGGTTTACAGAGATACTCCGCTTCGTCCGCCAAAAGCGCCTAATCTACTGGTAGCCCCAGTAGACTATCGTCAACAATACATTGACCAGCTTAATAACGCCCTGCGTTTGTACTTTAACCAGATTGATAATAGCCTTGCATCGTTGCTAGACGTTACAGGCGGTAGGGGTCTTAGTTTCCCATATGGGGCGTTCTCTAGCGATCAAGACCAGACTGCTGTGGCAAACACAGCTACAAAGATGACATTAAACACCACGGACTTTGCTAATGGAGTGTCAATTAGCTCGTCTGAGATTACGGTAGCCAATGCAGGTATATACAACCTACAGTTCAGCGCACAGTTTCAAAATACAGATACTGCCTTCCAAGATGTTTATATTTGGTTGCGCCAAAACGGGGTAGATATTCCTGGATCAACAGGCTTTATTTCTATCCCAAACAGACACGCTGGAACAGACGGACATGCAATTGTTGGCTGGAACTACTTTTTAAGCATGGCGGCAAACGATCATGTTGAGATTTACTGGTCTGTGCCTAATGTCGCTGTAACCATTCAGCATCTTAACGCCTCTGGCACTCCTACCAAACCCTCAACCCAGTCTGTGGTAGCTACAATGTCCTTTGTATCTAGGCTTCCATAGAGAGCATAACAATGATAAACTTGACACCAAATAACCCCAAGGTACGCTTATGAGCTTACACAATCTAGCGCATCACGTTCGAGCAAAAGGGCGTGGCAAAGACAGCATGCTTGTCCATATGACTCCACGGGAAGTTCAGGGGTTACAAGCGCTTGCTAAAGCTAAAGGCGGCACATTAACAATTAACCCAGAAACAGGTTTACCAGAAGCTGGGTTTTTAGATCAGATTCTTCCAATGGTGGCTATGGCTGCTGCCACGTACTTTACGGCTGGTGCTGCCGCTCCTGCTTTGGCTGGTACTTTAGGTACAACTGGAGCAGGTATTGTTGCTGGTGCAGGTTCTGGAGCTCTTTTTGGCGGTCTTGGCGCTGCAATGCAAGGCGGAGACGTTGGTAAGGGTGCTTTATATGGTGGTCTTGGTGGCGCTATCACCGGCGGTATGGGTGGATATGACAACGTGTTTAGCGCTGCTGGTGCTACTCCAAATCCTGATGTTGTGTCAAATGCACAAAATATAGAGCAGCTAGCTAGAGTTGAAGCTTCTCCTACTGCTGGAATGGGTCTTCAAACACCAACTGCTCCTCCTACTAAAGAATTTTTTGATTCATTTAGACCCGGTGTTCCAACACCATCTGCTGTTGACAATAAAGCAAAAGAAGAAGCAGCAAAAACAATTTATCAAAGTTTTGGTCCTGATATGGGCTTTAAAAAAGCAGCTACTCTTGCCCTACCCGGTATTGGTGGCGCAATGGGCGAAAAACCAGACGAAATACCCGAAGAAGATCCTTACAAAAGACAAGCTACTCTATCCCCTAATTTTCAAGGATATGTTCCACCTCAACCAAACCCATACTACAGAGCGCAATATACACGGTATGCAGCAGGCGGTGGTTTAATGGATGCGTATCAAGCTGGTGGTCCTGTAGAGCGCATGTCAATGATGAACACGGCTATGAATCCCCAAGGTGGTTTATACCCCCAAGGCATGATTGATAAGACCCAATACGCTACCCCTACACAGCGTCCAGTAAGTGCTGAGATGGTAGAAGCAGCCCCTGCCTATGAGCGGTCTAGCCCTATGCTAATGGCTGGTGGTGGTCAAATTCCAATAAGTTTACAAGGATCAGTTAATTTAAACCCAAATAGTATGGGTCCACAAGCATTTTCAGGAGCAGCTAATAGCGGTCCTGGTATGGGTCCACAAGGGCAAATATCTCCAGGAGGACCAGGAGGAATCGGTGCGGCACAATTAGCTGTTCTGCCAAGGACAATGGCTGGAGGCGGTATTGCTAGTTTAGGTGGGTACTCAGATGGCGGGCGCATGTTAAAAGGTCCCGGTGATGGCATGAGTGATTCTATTCCTGGAATTATTGGGCATAAACAACCTGCTCGATTGGCTGATGGGGAATTTGTAGTCCCAGCCGACGTAGTTAGTCACTTAGGTAACGGCTCAACCGATGCTGGTGCTAGGAAGTTGTACAGCATGATGGACAAGATTCGCAAGGCTAGAACAGGCAAAAAGAAACAGGCTCCTGCAGTAAATACAGGTAGGTTTATGCCTGCATGAATTTAACCGTTCAGCCAGTCAACGTAACCCATTTTCACCAGACTTGGCCTTTGGTTAAAGAGTTGTTTGAGAAAGCAAATAAATATGACTCTGGCGACTATACGCTAGATCAGATAAAAGGTTTACTGGCTAATGGTTCGTGGGTATTATTAGTAGCAACGGATGAAGAAAATGTTATACACGGGGCGGCGTCAATTAGTTTTTACAATATGCCTAACTACCGTGTTGGATTTATTACTGCAATGGCGGGTAAAGCAATTGTAAATGAAGCTGTTTATAGACAAGTTTGTAGTTTTATAAAGGCGAATGGAGCTACAAGAGTCCAATGTGCTACTAGAGAATCAGCAGCAAGACTATATAAACAGGTTGGTATGCAAGAACGCCACATTATTATGGAAACAGTGCTATGAGTATTTTAAGATCTAAACACAGCGGTTGGGGGCCTGACGGTAGACGCACTCCATTTATGGGTGGTGGTGGTAGCCCACCTCCAACGCAAAACACTTCTTACAATACAAACGTTCCTGAATACGCTCGACCATACGTCGAGAACATGCTTGAGTCAACTCAAAAACAAATTTATACGTACGACGATAAAGGGCAACAAACTGGCTTTAAACCATATCAACCTTACAGTAAAGACCCAAATGATTATTTAGCAGGGTTTAGCCCCATTCAACAACAAGCCCAAGCGGGTGTTGCTTCTTTAAGAGCGCCTGATCAATTTCAAGCTGGCAGTCAATTAGCGGGTGCTTCTGGTTTAGGCTCAATGGGTTTAGCAGGACAAGCGTCTGGTATAGGGCAACAGTTTGCACAACAAGCTCAAGACCCAAGGGCTATGCAAAGTTACATGTCACCCTACATGCAAAACGTGGTTGACTATCAAAAATCTCAAGCATTACGTGATTACCAAATGGCTGCTCCGATGCGGGCTAGACAAGCTGTTGGTGCTGGTGCGTTTGGCGGTAGTCGCCAAGCTATTATGGAATCTGAAGCAGAACGTGCTTTGGGTAGTCAACTGCAAGGTATTGCTGCAACAGGTTCTCAGAAAGCGTTTGAAGATGCGCAACGTCAACAGCAGTTTGGTGCTAACTTAGGTTTACAGGGCATACAAGCTGGTTTACAGGGTATGGGGCAGGCTAATCAAGCCGCTGGTACTTTGGGGCAACTTGGTCAGCAACAGCTTGGTGCACAGACAAACATACTTAATTTACAAAGCCAAGTGGGCGCACAACAACAGGCTCAAGAGCAACAAAAGATTAATCAAGCAATTCAAGATTACGCTACGGCGCAACAATATCCGTTTATGCAGCTTGGTTTAATGAACGCCATGCTTAGAGGTTTACCTTTACAGAGCACTTCGACTCAGTCGTATCAAGCCCAGCCTAGTACTGGGCAACAGCTTTTAGGCTCTGGTCTTGG